TTGAGAAAAATAGCCGTTGTAGGATTTATAGTTAGTCTTATGCTGACTGGTTGCTCTGGGACACCTAGTAATGGAACTGAGGTAAGTAGCGCCACTAAGACGGATGGAGCGCTTAGTACACCGTCCCCAGAGAAAACACTTACTCCTGCTGAACAATTAGCTATCGAATATATTACGATCATGCAAAACGGACAAAATACCGATTTAAAGAAGAAATTCGTAGCTGAAAAAATTACTCCGGAAGTACGTCCTATATTTGAGATGGCAACAAACTCGCCGTCAGCAAAATCAGCTATACTCAATAATGCTACAGTTGTTAAATCTGTGGATTACGCAGTCGGTGACAAAAAAGCAACCGCGGTCCTTATCGTTGGTGATAAAGAAAGTGAGAAGTCAGTAGAGGAAATTGTCCTCGTCAGTGATGGTAAGATTGGATGGGTACATACAAAAGCAGACTCCCTGGAACAGTTCGAGAAGTTCCGCGATATGTTTAAATAAATGAAGAAAAAGACCCGGGAAACCTCGGGTCTCTTCTATTTTAATCGGTAACGGACGCAATGTTCCCGAAATCAATCCACGTCCAATCCCCGTTTTCTTCCTCGATTCTAACTTGCTTCATAATCGTATCAAACGACTTGGCAACGCCCCTCACCGTAAGGAACTCGCCTCCATTCTCGGAGACTTCGCGCCAATACTTAACGGTTATCTCGAAGTTATAACGTTTACTGTCCGTCAGCCTATAGTCATGATCGAGGTCAGGCTTCGGTAGTAACGATAGCTCTCTTCGGTGCTTTAGATACCATTCGCGTTGCTCCGGCAATACCATACGCATGGAGCCGAATAGGTCGTTAATCTTTGTTCGTTTTTGCATAGTAAAACTCATCCTCCGTCCATAGCCAATCTATCAAGTCTAGGTTAGGTGATACGATGATGTCAACGATTTGATCGACGCGGATTATATGAGAGTTCCAATCCGTCAATAGCTTGATTTGTTCGTTATCATTAGCCGCGATCCAGCCCCATGACGTATAGGCTCCCGATTGATCCGACCAGATAACCAATAGTGGCCTGCTGTTGTTTATAGAATCGTTGATTATATATTGTACGTCCTTTAAAGACAAATCCAGCATAATGACCGCCGCCCTCTGTTCAAGTAGAACATTTGTTCCTATTATATGCGAACATAATGGGAACATGCAACAAAAAAAATCGCCCACCTACCAGCCATTAGGCCAATAAGTGGGCAGTCATTCTTTATATGGTTAGATTCAGTCTGGTTCAAAGTGAACTAGAGCTATCTACTTTTTCCCCTCGCTACTATCCGGCTTAACGTAACTATACGCACCTGCCGCCGTCAGTCCGACCACAACCGTAGTCAATAGATTCGTCTTTAGCGCCCCGTCCGGCAGAAACACGAACACGCCCGAAAGCGCAATCGCTACCAACGGAGCAAACTTCGTTGGCACCCCGAATCCTTTCGCGATTCCAGTCAAAGCCGCCACGATTGCGGCCAGCGTCGCGATGTCATACGTAAGTTCCACGTTATGCACCCGCCTTTCTCGACACTCGATCCGCTAGTACGAAGACCAACCACGGCAAGTCCTCGATTACCTTCGATGGCTCCTTCCGTAAACGCTCCTTCCATTCGGCCGCATCCGACAGTAGTTCCTGTGCTACGAGATTATCTATCGACTTACCCGCGAGTTCTAATTGCCATTCTTTTAACGCCAAGCTTACCGCCTCCTCGATTATCATTATAGGTACCGGGGCCACCGGCTTATCAAAACGGGTTAACTTATTTCCGTTTACAATCGACATAATTAACGTAACGTAATTAGGGTCAGTCGCGTACCCGCCCCGGTTGACTGCCTCCGCAAAATCCCGTGGTGTCTTCGCCTTCCATACGCCCGCATTTACGTAACGCGGCTTCTTTAACAATGCGAAGTGGTCGTCGATCGCCTCGCCGTAATTGTTGTACGCTCGGAACCGCGCCTTTACTTGTACCTTCGTCTTGCTTCCGGAAGTGCCGAGTATCTTTACAAGGTCGCCGCTTGCCCGAGCCTTCGCTACGTCAGCCGCCGAGTAATACTCCGTGGTCAGGATCGTAACGCTACCGGCCGGCCCCGTTCCTTTGATATTGCCGAGATTGTACGACTCGCGCCCCGTCACCATATCGCGCGGTGTCCGTAAGTCCCATCCGACCTCTAGTATGAGTTGCGCGATAACACCGGACGGGCACGGGTAGCGCCCGACTACATGCGGTGCTATTAGCGAGATTAGCCGTTCTTGCTTCGTCATTTGTTCGACCTCATTTCGTTAGAAAATAAATAAGGATGGACCCGATAAAACTCGTTCCCATCCCGATGATTACGCCCAACTTCGGCGCGAATCCGATTTAATTTCCGCAATGTCACGCGCGTTTTCTTGGGCCAACGCTAGTGCTTCCCGTGCTTTGTCATGTACTTGTTCGAACTTTTCACGGTCCCGCGATAAGTGGTCGACCTTTTCTTCCACGCGGACCATGCGCTCCCGTACGTCTTGCAAAATAGATACTGTATCGTGTTCTCCCATGCGCGTCCTCCTAGAATTTGATTCCGGTAATCTCTTCGTAATCGGCCGGCGTGATCTCTCCATACGGGTTACTTTCCGTTTTAACGGCCAGACGTAATTGCTCCGCGGTCACCCATTTGTACTGATATGCGATTCTCCAAAATTCCATTTATGCGCCACCCCTTATCTGAATTAATTCAAGCTTTAGGCCAGTAATTTCGCGACCCAAAGTCTGGATCAAGATGTCTTTTTGTGCCAACTCCACTTTCTGCATTGCAAGTTCTTGGCCTAACGTCTGGAGGGGCAATTGTTCCTGCTCCCTCTCCTTCTCAATTTGAGATAATGCTTTTGGTTTAGTCAGGATCAATCGAATGCACCTCCGAATCCTTTTACAATAATAGGCTCAGTTGCTGTTCCTCTGGTGAATGAAAAACGTACGCTAACGCCCCATTTTTCTGCTGTTTTTTCCTTGTTGGTGAAGATGAAGCCTCGGTTGAATTTGACATGGTTGCTCGCGTCTTCCCATGTCGGCAACTCGTCGAATGCGTTGTTACATACCTCGGCTTTGTAATCGGCACCGGCAGGAATCGTCGCGTCAATTGTCACTAGGATGCGTTGGGCAGCTATGCCGGTACTGAATGGGTTCCTTAGAGCAAACGCTATCTTGTCGGCTGATCGTCGGAAGGTATACGATCGAGTCGAGGTCATCCCTTTGCTGTCGGTTGCTTCGATTGTAAGGGTGTGTACCGCTGTCAAGGAGAGTCGTAACCATGTGTCCAGTGGGATTGTTGCAGTGTTTTCTTTGCTGTCAGTTCCAGCGAACGTGCGGATCACTTTGCCGTTGATTTTTTCTGTGATGGTAAATGCGTCACCCTCTGGCTCTGTGACGGTGTATGTTTTTGACGGGATAGCGTTTAATACACCGAGGTCTACGTTTTGACCGTTGATAACGGGAGGGCGATTGTGAACAACTCGGAACTTGCGGGTCACCTCGGTTGATTTACCGCCTTGGTCGTCCTCTGCCCATATAGTTAGCGTATGATCAGTGTTTTCTGCTAGGTCAGAACCTGTTATATCGGTTGTTCCATCATAAAGACGCTTACTCTTATATGTTAGCGTTTTGGAAAAAGAAATAGGCGTGCTACCGTTGGATACTCCCGATTGCAACGCCCTTGTGCTCCCGTTGTTGATGCGGTATTTTATTGTGACTACGTTGTCTTTGTCGGTGTCGGAGGCGGTGCCTTGGATGTTTAACGTAGCGTTTTCGGTTAGGGTTTGGTTGTTGGGTGGAGAGAATAGGTTCAGTGTTGGATTTTCATTTATAGTATACTCTAGCCCTGCTCCTGCGGCCCATGGAGTTGGAGATTCATGTTTAATTAAATCATCCCTATAGTTTCCATCATTATAAAAATATACATTTTGAACATTTTCCGCTTTAACTTTACTACCATATTCTTTAAGCTTATAGTTACTTAGGGACCCTATATAATAGTCTTTATCAGCTTCTAGTACTACATTAGAATTCAGGGGAAAGTACGTATATGAATTAAGATCGGTGGGTGTTGTAGTACCTTCTTTGTATGGACCACTTCCTAATATGGTTCCATTTGCATTTTTTATACAAGGTCTTATACCTCTACCTGAAGCCGCTAAATAGATACCTGAAACAAGTAGTCTCTTGGTAGGTTTTATTTTTATAAAAATACCACCTGTAGTACTCACCCAATTCGGCGAAGTTCCTGCACTATTTAATGATTTCAAATTGCCACTCTCCTCATCCTTCTAAAATGGCTGTTATCCGAAGTTTTCAATATCTCTTCATCTTCTACAAATCCACCAGCCTTTTATTAGCCTCGTCATACCAGCCTTCTGTTAACGTGATGTCGTCTAGTGTTGCAAAGTTCTCAAAAAACACATTGTCCGTAAAGTTGTTAAACACCGCGTCTTTTATCGTATTCACATCAATCTGCAAAGCCGAAATAGCCACTGTATGCTGTTCCAGTAGCTTGTGCGCATCGTCTATTCCTTTTTCCCATCGGTTGACGTCGCCCTCCGTAATATCATCTTCGAACTCCCAATCAAGCCGTGCGTTATACGACATCAACGCGCCCCCTCTCGAATAGCAAAATTGAACCGAAACTCTAAACGCTGCCCCTCGCTAACTGGAACATCCGCCTGCCTTTCCGCAATCAGTCCGCCCGCTTCATCGTACAGTCTTAATGAAGAAACTAGCGTAATCCCTTTGACAGATTCCGTACGTACAGTCACCGTTGCCCCATTTCGGCTAATGTTCCGAATAGGTACCGTTTGATTATTAAGAACGACAGAGACTTGGATTCAATCTCTTCTATAATCTCGGCTACATCATCAGGGAAGTAATTACGAAAAAAGCCGTGGCTTACCGCGTTGCTGTTCCTCTTAGGTGCAGCTCCTCCACGATTGCCTACGGCGTTTTTATTTCCCTCTGGCGCGCCTACTCGTTTAGTAACGTTACTATTCGTATTGGTAAGCTTTGCTTCCCATTGGTCTTGATTCTTCCACTTTCGTATTTGTGAATCACTTACTCCAAGTTGTTCCGCAATGTCTTTCAAAAGCATGTTTCCGCCACTTTCGAGATACATCGTTTCGGCTTTTTCTCTATTTGGACTTCTTGCTCTAGCCATTTACATTATCACCACCACCTATTGAGTTTGTTTTGCAAAAGAAAAAAGCACCGCAGTGGGTGCTTATGTGCCTAATTAGATTCTTAATACAATACTTCCAATGCAAACTCATTTAAATTAAAAATTTCTTCAAAAGATTTCCCATCAATTCTAACTTTATCAATAAGTTCTTGAGGGGTGGTAAAACACACACTGTCCTCGTAAAATTTGCAAAAACAAAAACCGTTTTTTGTATTCGTAATTGAATAATCGTCTCCCTTATATTTAAACTCCACTTCTCTCCCGTCTAGTAAATCCGATTTAAATTGCTTGTATGTATAGTCCATTACATATCTCCTCACAAAATAGGGATATAAATCAATCTAAAATCAACTCAATAAAGTGAATNNTCTGGTACTTCTAGTACCCATCTCCTCTTGGAGGAGTATTCTTCCAATTCCAATCATGTCTATGAGGTACTTTTGGATGCTCTTTTGGGTTTCCATGATTAGTATAGTCAATATCCATATCGGCTTTACCGGTGTGATCATAGTATCTACGTTGCACTAACTCACCTTTTTTAACTAAATCTTTTGAAGAAAAACTATCTCCTTTAGTCGGCAAAACTCTTTTATCATCTACAACTTCATGATTGCCAGTTTCCTCGCCTTCTTCTTTTGCATCTTCATATCTTTCCAATAGATACATATAAAG